CCTATTATTTCGCATCCACAATTCTAGATACAGGCTAATCAAGGACTTACGAATGCCACGGCCAAGGCTGCCGCAAGCGAAGGCTGAGGCTTCCGGCGCGGTACTGAAAAACGCCGGTCGATTCAAAGGTCGCAAGCCGCCGAAACGTACGCGCCCACTCGGTGAGCCGTACTTGACGATGACAGATGCTGAGAAGACAGCATGGGCGGAATTGGCGGGTGACATGCCCTGGTTGCATGCGGCTCACAGGACGTTGCTGCTTATGACATGCCGGATTAAGGCCAGGTTGGATGCCGGGGAAGAGGTGGGTGTGTCGGCGATGAATTTGCTGTCCGCGCTGTTATCCAAGCTCGGCGCGACCCCGATCGACGAAACAAAGGTCACCCATGCAGACGGCGAGGAAGAAGACGCCGCAGACAAGTTCTTCAACTGACCGCACTGCCGAGTACGCGGAGGCAGTTGTCTCCGGTGAGATCGTTGCGGGCCCGCATGTTCGGAATGCGTGTCGGCGGCACCTGAAGGATCTCAAGGACGCGCACGAGCGCGGACTGTACTTCGATCACGGGGCCGCGCAGCGCGCGTTCGATTTCTTCGAACAGGTGTTGCGGTTGTCGGAAGGACAGTTTGACGGCAAGCCGTTCGATCTGCATCTTTCGCAGGCGTTCATCGTTGGCTCCGTCTTCGGGTGGAAGCGGTCGGACGGTACGCGGCGCTTTCGGCGCGCATACATCGAACAAGGGAAGGGGAACGGCAAAAGTCCGATGGCGGGAGGCATCGGCCTGTACGGGATGACCGCCGACGGCGAGGCTGGCGCGCAGGTCTATTCCGCGGCGGCGAAGCGTGAGCAAGCGGGTATCTTGTTTGCCGATGCCGTGAAGATGGTGAAGCAATCACCTGCGTTGGCGAAGCGGATCCAGTTCTCGGGTGGTCCGGGCCGTGAATACAACATGGCGCACCACACAAGCGGCAGCTTCTTCCGCCCCGTGTCGCGCGACACGGGCAAGTCAGGATCTGGACCGCGTCCGTACTTCGTCCTGGCGGATGAGGTGCACGAGCTCCCAGACGGCAAGATCTTGGAGATGCTCGAGCGCGGATTTAAGTTCCGCCGCCAGCCGCTGCTGTTCATGATCACGAACTCGGGTTCCGATCGTAACTCGGTAGCATGGCATGAGCACGAATGGGCGGTGAAGGTTGCCGCTGGCCACGAGGATGCGGTGACTGATCCGACCTTTGTCGGGCGTCCGCTTGATGACGAGCTGTTCTCGTTTGTTTGCTCGCTGGATGACGGTGATGACCCGCTGAATGATCGGTGTTGCTGGGCGAAGGCAAACCCTTTACTTGGCGTGACGATCACCGACGAGTACTTGGCCAGCGTCGTAGCGCAGGCGAAGAACATCCCCTCGAAGCAGAACAATATCCTGCGGCTGCACTTCTGCATGTGGACTGATTCGGACGTTGCATGGATGAGCCGAGAGGTGGTCGAGCCACTACTGGCCGACTTCGATCCGGCTGAGCACAAGGGCAAGGAAATTTTCTGCGGCCTCGATCTTTCGCAGAATCGCGACTTGACGGCACTTGGCAACGTCGTCGTGACGGGCGAAAAGGAAGTCGAGATTCGAGACAAGGATGGCGCACTTCGAAAAGTGCGCAAGCCGACGTTCGATGTTTGGATTGAAGCATGGACGCCGGGTGACACGATGCAGGAGCGATTTGAGCGGGACAAGATTCCCTATCCGGTGTGGGCGAAGCAAGGATTCCTGCATGCACCACCTGGCGAAAATATCAATTACCTGCACGTCGCTCAGACGCTGGTCGATTACGACCGTGACTATCGGGTGCGGATGGTTGCCTATGACCGATATGCGTTCCGACGCTTCGAGGAGGACTCGGCACAAGTCGGCCTGTCGCTGAATTTCGTAGAGCATCCGCAAGGGGGTACGAAAAAGGCGAAGCCAACGCCTGAGATGGAGGACTCGGCGAAGCGCGAAGGAAAGCAAGCGGAAGGGCTGTGGTTCCCCGGTTCCTTGCGTCTGCTCGAGGACGCGATGCTGGAAGGGCGGATTCGATTTCGGAGGAATCCAGCGCTCATCTCCGCAATCATGTCGGCAGTAGTGGAAAAGGATAAGTGGGACAACGCTTGGTTATCCAAGCAGAAATCCACTAACAAGATTGATCCGATTGTGGCGGTCGTGATGGCGTTTGGTTCCGCTCATTCTGTGCCAGCGAAGCGGCCGAAGATTCTGATGTTCTCCGTTGGTGGAAGGTGATTATGGAACTTTCAGATCGCGCATATGCCGTTTTCGAAGTGAAGGCGATCAACGCTGACAAGCGCACGTTCTCAGGATGGGCAACGACACCATCTATGGACCGTGTTGGGGACACCATCAACCCTCTTGGGGTTAGTTTCCGGAACCCTCTGCCGTTGCTTCACGGGCATCGCCATGAGCTACCTATCGGCACCGCTACCTTCAAGAAGCCAACGAGGAAAGGCATCGAATTCGATGCAGAAATTCCCGTTGTAGATGAGGAATTCGGGTCTCTTCGAGATCGCGTAAATACCGCGTGGGGTGAACTCAAGTACGGTCTGGTACGCGCGGTCAGCATCGGGTTCCGCGCGATCAAATATGCCTACACGGATGATGGCGTGGACTATCAAGAAATCGAAGTCTATGAGCTTTCGACCGTATCAATACCGGCATTGCCAGATGCAGTTATTACTGCGGTTAAGTCCATGCAGCCTTTGTCTGTGGACATGGTGAAAACACTGCGCGCCGCAGAGAAGCGCGGCATACCGCTGATCAAGTCGCGCCAGAGCCATCTTGCGCGTGGCGCGGTGGAGATCATTCGCCGCTGAATCCCCGTTAGCTACGGCGGTCAATCCGTAGCGCGTCTCAAAGTGGCCACCGTCCTTGGCTGGACGGGTTCGTAGCCGCTCAACCCTGACTAACACGCAGAAACGCATCGTCGCAAGGCGAGGTGTCTCTGTGTCCGAAGGAAACGCAAATGAACTACGCAGAACACATCGCCAACTTACAGGCGACGCGCGAGGAGAGGTCCAAGCGCATGAAGGCAGTCCATCAGAAGGCCGTCGATGAAGGCCGTACGATGGATACAGCGGAGCGCGAGGAATTCGACACGCTGAAGTCCGAGATCAAAAGCATCGACGCCGATCTCGTGAGCACGCGCGAATTGCAGCAGATCGAGGAGGCCGAGAAGGCTACCGCGCAGCCCGTGGATGACTCGTCGAAGCGCAAGACCAAGATTGCGGAGAAGTCGGTCAATACACTTCAGGCGAAGAACACCGAGAAGCTGGAGCCGGGCATCGCATTCGCGCGGCTTGCCCGCGTCAAAGCGCTGGCATTCACGGGCCAGGCTGGCACTCGCGATGAGGCGCAGATCGCAAAGAATCTGTATCCCGGCGATGATCGTTTGATTCAGTCGATGACCCAGAAGGCCCCCGTGCCGGCAGCGAACACTCTGTCCGAGACCTGGGCTGGCAACTTGATCAATGAGGGTGGCGCCGCGTTCGCTGACTTCGTGGAGTATCTTCGACCCCGCACCCTGTTCGGGCAGGTGTCCGGCCGCTTCCGTCGTCTCCCGTTCGATGCTCCAGTTTTGGTGCAGGGATCTGGCGGCACGGCTCAATGGGTGAAGGAAGGCGAGGCGAAACCACTCACCCAATGGACCTACACCCGTGCCAAGCTGGTTCCGCTCAAAGTGGCGGCGATTGCTGCCGCGACCAAGGAAACACTGATGCGCGCGTCTGCATCTGCGGACACCTTCCTGCGTGACGAACTCGCTCGTGCGGTGGGTTCTCGGATCGATACCACGTTGATCAGCGACGACGCAGCAGTCACGGATGAGGCACCCGCCGGATTGCTTGACGGCACCTCTGCTCTGACTCTTTCAGGGGATGGCAGCGTGGCCGGCATTCGTTGCGACATCGCCAACTTCCTGAAGACGCTCGTCGGCGACAATCTCTCGGTCTCTGGCGCCTTCTGGGTCATGCCCGAAACAGTGGCTATCGATCTGTCATTGGCTACCAATGAAGTCGGTGCTGCGGCATTCCCCGGCATTACGCCCACTGGCGGCACGCTTGCTGGTCTGCCGGTGTTCACCACGCAGTATGTGCCAGAGGTTACGGCAGGTCCGGTGGTTGCTCTGGTCAAGGGCGATGAGATCTTCCTCGGCGATGAAGGCGGTATCCAGGTATCAGTGTCTGATCAAGCGACACTCCAAATGGACAACGCGCCGACACAGAGCAGCGTCGCCCCGACCGCGACCGTTGGCGTTTCGATGTGGCAGACAAACTCTGTCGCGTTCCTGGTTGAGCGTTTCGTCAACTGGCAGAAGCGCAGGCCGGCGGCCGTTGCATGGGCCTACGTAAATTGGGATGCCTGCGCATCCATGTCGTAGTAACCATCAGGAGGGGCGGCGATGTCGCCCCTCCTTTGCTTGGGGTAGTCAATGCAGATTGAATATGTGGCAAATGGATCCAAGCGCGAGGTCTCTGAGCGCATTGGCAAGGCGCTGATCGCCAGGAAAATCGCGCGCCCGGTTTACCAGACTCGTGAACTGCGCGCGGAATCGCTGGATGTCTCAGATCCTGCAGAAATCTCTGCGAGAACAGGAAAACCTAAGCGTCGCTACAAGCGTCGAGATATGAAGGCTCAAGAATGAGGGATAAGGCGCTTGATCCGCTGACGTATGTGATTGCATTCGCATTATGCGGGGCGGGAAGCGTTGTAACAGGTGTTGCTGTTTTGGTCGGTTTAGGTTGGGCATTGGTCTGTGCAGGATCATTCCTGTTAGCAGCGGCTGGTTACATTACGCGTGGTATGACTAATGGCTGAATTGACCATTTTCGGTGTCCTGCGCAACGCAGGCCGCCGTAAGGCACTGCAGCCAGTCAATAACTGGAGGCGAGGCTGGCGTGTCATCAGCGAGCCCCTCACGGGAGCGTGGCAGAGAAACGAATCCGAGAGCATCGGGAATTTGACGTGTTACCCGACGCTCTATGCTTGCCTGTCGTCGATCGCGCAGGACATTGCGAAACTCCCTTTCGTACTCGTAGAAAAAACCGATGACGGGATCTTCAAGGAGATCAAGGAGTCCCCATATCTGACCGTATTGCGTGAGCCGAACGGATATCAGAATCCGCAGCAGTTTCGAGAATCGTGGGTGCTTTCCCTTTTGACCGATGGCAATACGTACATCCTAAAAGGGCGCGATGCGCGAGGAGTCGTGAATCGACTCTATGTGCTCGACCCCTGTCGCGTAACTCCGATGGTGTCAGAGACTGGCTCTGTCTTCTATCAGATCCACTATCTTAGTGCTCAGAACCTATTGCCGGTGTCTTACCCGGCTGAACAGTTGATCATTCCTGCTCGGGAGATGATCCATGCGCGTATCAATTGCTTGCATCACCCTCTGATCGGGATTCCTCCGCTGTGCGCGGCTGAATTAGCCGCCGGTAAGAATCTGAAGATCCTTCGTAGCAGTTCGCTCTTTTTCCAGAATAGTGCTCAGCCTGGCGGATTACTCACTGCGCCTGCCGGCATGAACGAGACCGATGCAGCGGCCGTGAAAACCTACTGGGACACCGAGTATGCCGGCGACAACGCGGGGAAGATTGCTGTGATCGGTGCGGACATGAAGTTCACATCCTTCGCCATGAAAGGTGCTGACGCTCAGGTCATTGAGCACCTGAAATACAGTGATGAGCAGATCTGCCAGCCGTTCCGTATCAAACCCTACAAGATCGGTATCGGAAATCCCCCTTCCGGGTGGAAGTCCGATGACGTCAATGTGGAATATCACGGGGACGCGCTGAGCCCGATTATCGAATCCATGGAAGATTTGCTGGCAGATGGTCTTGGCGTCCGTCCCTATCAAATCTGGCTGGATGACGAGACGTTGTGGCGTATGGATGCAGGAAAGCTGGCGGACGTCGAGACGAAGCTCGTCAGCGGCATGATTAAGACGCCTGACGAGTCAAGGCGGAAGATGAATCTTCCAAAGACTGGCGGTGGCGACACCTTGTGGGGCCAACATCAGGACTATCCGCTTGGGATGCTGCGTGACCGTAATGACCTGAACTCTGTCGTTAATCCAGCGCCTGAGACCGATGACTCATCCACCGATGAAGAGCTGGAGGCGGCTAACGAAGAAGTTAGGCGGCTTACTGCTGAGATATGGCAGCGCAAGGCGCTAGAGGCGACTCGAGAGGCGACCAAATGCTTGACCCCGTAGAGTTCGGTAAGGCGATGGCTGCGATCGTCATCGACGCGACCATGCCTTTACTGAAGCGAATAGAGCAACTCGAAAGCTGTCATCCCATCAAAGGCGACAAGGGTGATCGTGGAGAGCGCGGTGCGGATGCACCCGAGGTAACGGACGAGAAGATCTATGCACAGGTTGCTAGATATCTGTCCGAGCATACTCCTGCTGCTGGAGAGAAAGGTGAGCGCGGCGAGAAAGGCGAGAAAGGCGAGAAAGGTGATGAGGGGAACCACGGAAGGGATGCAGATCCAATGGACGTGCGCGAGGTTATTCGCGGAATGATCGAGTCTGACGATCTATTGTCACTGGTCGAACTGCGCGTTAAGGAAGAGGTGACTCGCATCCCTGCACCGAAGGGCGGAGAGAAAGGCGACCGCGGTGAGAGGGGCGAAAAGGGCGCTGAAGGTACCGGTGTTGCGGACCTTCTGATCGATCGGGACGGAAATCTCGTTGCGACGATGACAGACGGACGAATGAAGTCGCTCGGCGTCGTATGCGGAAAGGACGGAAAACCTGGCCGTGACGGGAAGGATGGCACTGACTTCTCTGGCTTCGATGTGGACTACGACGGCGAGCGCACGCTGACGATTCGAGGCAACGGCGGTGATCTTGTGAAGCGTCTTCCGATCCCCATGGACCGCGGGTACTGGCGCGAAGGCCGCTATGAAAAAGCCGATATCGTTACTGAAGGCGGAATTGCTTACATCGCGCAGAAGGATACAAAGGAAAAGCCTTCGCTGTCGTCCGCCGATTGGCGAATCTTCGCACGCAAAGGACGCGACGGAAAGGACGGCCGCAATGGCATCGACAAGACCCAGCCGACGAAGCTAAAGGACTGCGTCGATGCTTGAGCTTGTAACCGTTGAGGAAGCGGTGATCCAGTGTCGTGGGGATGAGGAAATCGATGAGCCATGGTTGTCGGTTTTCATTCCTGCGGTATCTGAGGCCGTGCGGACTTGGCTCAAAGATGATTGGCGCATCTACTTGCCTGCGAGAGATTCTTTCGGAGACATCATCGTTGACAGTGATGGCGTACCCATTCCGGAGGAGGAAGCCGGTGTGCCAGTAGTGCATCCGACCGTGCGGGTTGCCGTTCTTCTGGAGATCGCGAGCCAGTACAGGTTTCGCGAAGGAGAAGGCGATAACCGCGTCGAAAGCCATCATGGTCATGGGTATGTGCTGTCACGCGCGGCTACCTCGCTGCTGAATGGGCTGCGAAAGTCTACGGTGGTCTAGATGGCGCTCGCGGCTGGACGGCTTAGGCACCGAATCACAATCCAAGAGCAGCGGCAGCAGCAGGATCCAACAACCGGAACGACCCGCACCGTGTGGCTTAACTTTGCCACTGATGTCCCTGCTGAGATCGTACTTCCCAGTGTACGAGAGAGGCTCGCTGCGAAGCAGATGCAGAGTGAAGCATCAGGAAGAATCACGATCAGATACCGCCCAGGTATGTCTGCAACGATGAGATTGATAGGGCTATCTGGTCCGTACAAGGGAATGATCTTTAACCCTGAAGGATGGTCGCCTGATCAAGAAAGCGGGCTCGAATTCTTGACCGCCCCCTGTAGTCAGGGCGTCAACGACGGTGATTAATGTCGCTCGTCGTTGTGATTGCGACTGGTCAGTCACTGACTCTCCAGCAGGTCGATCGCGTCTATGAGTTTCACGCGGCTGGCAAGTGCAAGGTGATCGCGGTGTCGAACGCATACCAGCTTGCGCCGTGGGCGGATGCGCTGGTGAGTAACGACAGGGCTTGGTGGAATAATCACCCTGATGCGATGAAGTTCTCAGGTCGTCGGTTTTGTGGAACCCAGCAGACTGGGATGGAACTGATCCCATCGAACGGGAGGTTCCGATCGGGTTCGAATAGCGGCCTGCAAGCAATGCGGGTAGCCAAAGAGACTTTCGGCGCAACGCATATCGTATTACTTGGCGTAGACATGCACGGGACGCACTACTTCGGTCCGCATCCCGAGCCGTTGAGAAACACCACGGAGAAGCGGTTCCAGGCGCATATCGCACAGTTCAGGAACTGGCGCGGATGCGAGGTCACCAATTGCTCGCCGTGCAGCGCGCTCAAGCAGTTTCCGATGAAGGAGTTGGATGAAGTTCTTTGTCCTTGACGAACGCCACGTTTGGTTCGGGTCGATCATCAAGGCAGCAAAAGCCCGCGGCTACTCGGCAAAGCGAATCTTCCGTGGCGATGAAGTCGATGCAGAGGGTGCTGGCTTCATCCGGCCCCATGCCGATCCCGTCGAGCTGAAGAAAAACCAGCGCGACTACGACTTGATGGCTGCTCGCCTGACCCTGATTCAGGACGAGACGCAGGTCAGGCTGTACGAGAACAAGAGCGCGCAGTTCGAGCGGTGGTCCGAATGGATGCCGCCGACTTGGCGATTCGCGGATCGCGACGCGGCGCTCGCGTTCTGCGAGTCGTCGGCTCCATATCCGCTGGTGTCCAAGGCGGATGTCGGAGCGAGCTCGGTGAATGTCCGCATCCTTCGGGACCGATACCAAGCGATTGCTCACGTGGCATCACTATTTGGCGCTGGTGTTGAGGTCAATCACTGCTCTGGCAAAGCGCGATCGATGCAGAAAGGGTACGCACTGCTGCAAAAGTTCATTCCCCACACGGTGACGTGGCGCGTGAACGCTGTTGGAACGAAGCGAGCGGCCTTCCGACGGTATTGCTACCCGGACCGCTCCGTCGCCCAGACCGGCAATGTCGAGCCGGTGACGATTTTGACGCCGCAGGTCGAGTCGCTACTGGACTTTTCCAACAAGTTTCTTGAGATCGCCGACACGAAATGGTGTGCGATCGATGTTCTGCAGGACGGTGATTCGTGGCGTTTGCTTGAAACATCGCTCGCGTGGCCCTGGCCGTCTCCCGGAAAATGTAACGAAGCACCGTTCTTCGGCACAAGCCGGCGCTGGATTGAGATGTTTGATCTGATGATGGACGAATTAGAGGCTGGAACGTGGCAGAAGAAGCACTAGCAGTCGCGAATCAAATTGCATCACGTCGCCCGCTGTGGAGTCGGTTCCTCGCGCGCGTGTTTGTTTTGTACATCGTGATCAACATGGGGCTCTGTGCCGTTGTGTTTCTTCCGTGGGCACTGCCTCGCGAAACGATTTCAGGGCTGCTGGGCCGCTGGATTTCGACGGAGCGTGGATGGAAGCGAATTGCCGGCCTCCTGATGGGCGCGCTGGCAGACCGGATTTACTTCTGGGAGCCGAATCACTGCGTCGAAGTCTATCGATGCGAGCACCGTGCGCGCGAAGTTCTCTATCCGTGCTGAGAGATCGGATCGTCGCTCACCGCGGCAATGCCATGGAGCATCGAGAGAACTCAGTCGCCGCCATCCGCTCAGCTGTTGATCTCGGCGCTCGGTTCGTCGAATTCGACGTGCAGATGTCGAGCGATATGGTTCCGGTGCTGATGCACGACGCTTGTTTGCTGCGGATGTACGGCAAGGACCGTGATTCGTTCGATACAAGCGCACAAGGACTGAAGGCGCTGGGTGTCGAGACCTTGTCGGAAGTCATTCCGGCCTTGGGTGAGGCGACGGCGTTCGTCGAGATCAAGCGGGACGGCGTGGCCAAGTTCGGCGCGCGCACCGTCGTGGACCGGATTTGCGAAATCTGTCCGCCTGATCAGTGCGTGATTATCTCATTCGATCAGGACGCGGCGTTGCTTGCTCGAGCGAAAGGCTTCCGGATCGGCTTCGTCCTGCCGGATCTCGGCCCAGCGAGCCGAGCGCACTGTGATGTGCACAAACCTGAGTACGTGTTCATAGACCAGAGGCACGTCACGGGCCCCGTGTGGCCCGGATTCCTCTGGGTCTCATACGAAGTCGCCGACAAGGCCATGGCGGCTCGCCTGATGGGTTACGGAGTGCATCTGCTGGAAACGATGCGCGTCCGGCAGTTGATGCAATGATCGCAATTATTTGCTTCAAGTGGTCGAAGCCGGGCTACCGCAGCACATTCTTACCGGTCCATGCCAACACATTGCGGCGCATGGTGGCTCGCCACTATCCGCATCCGTTCCGCTTCATCTGCGTAACGGACGATGCGACCGGGCTGGATCCCGAGGTAGAGCACATTCCGCTGTGGGACGACTATGCAGCGATCCCGAATCCTTCGTGGCCGACCGGTCCGAGCTGTTACCGGCGGTTGAAGGTGCATTCGGACTGGTTCGCGCAGTTGATCGGGCTCGGCACACGAATGGTGTTGATCGACCTTGACGTTGTGATTACCGATGATCTGACGCCGATCTTCCATCGCGAAGAACCATTTTTGATGTGGGAGACCGGAAATCCAATGATCACGCACTGTGCATCAATGGTGATGGCGACTGCGGGCGCGCATCCCGAGATTTGGGACACCTTCGATCCGGTGAAGTCGCCGCGGCTCGCGACCCAAGACGGCCGCATGAAGGGCAGCGATCAATCGTGGCTGTACTACGTGATGCGTAAGAAGCTCGCCGGTTGGGGCCCGAAACATGGTGTCTATTCGTATCGCGATCACTGCGTCAAGCAGTACCAGAGCAAGCTGCCAAAAGGCGCACGCATCGTGATGTTTCACGGCAAGCCTGATCCTTGGTGTTATTCGGCGCTCCAGGCGTCTCCCTGGATTCACGATCACTACTACTAGCAATGACGCCAACAGTGTTCGCCTATGTCTCTGCATCTGCTCTGTGCAGGGCGCAGCTGGGCACTCCACCGAACATGCGTTTCTATGCGTTCGGCGAGTCGCCACAGGGCGTGGCTTTGCCGTATGCAGTTTGGCAAATGATCACGGGCACGCCCGCCAACTACCTCGGGCAGTTGCCTGATATGGACGGGTCGAGAGTCCAGATTGATGTCTATGCAGCGACGCAGGCGGTGGCGACCGCTGCAGCTGTTGCAATTCGGAACGCCATCGAACCTTCTGCGCATCTCGTGAACTTTGCCGATCGCGGTCGAGATGCGACGACCCGAAACTACGGGTACATGTTGGACTTCGACTTCTTCACGTCTCGTTAATGACAACTTGGGTCGTCCTTGCTACGGGCCAGAGCTTATCGCCTGAGCAGATCGATCGCGTAAGGCAGGCGCACGAGCAGCAGCGTTGCAAGGCGGTCGCGGTATCGAACGCCTACCAGCTCACACCTTGGGCCGACGTGATGGTGAGCAACGACATCAAGTGGTGGAGACAACATCCGCAAGCTTTGCAGTTTGCAGGGCGCAAGTTCTGCGGCGGCGAGCACAAGGGGACGGAGAGGCTCAAACCGGAGTCGATGTTCCCGGCCGGATCAAATAGCGGCCTGCAGGGAATGCGCGTTGCACTGATGCTCGGTGCTACAAAAATCGTCCTGCTGGGTATGGACATGCACGGCACTCATTACTTCGGGAAGCATCCATCGGCACTGAAGAACTCAACGCCCGCCGACTTCCATCGGATGCTGCGGCAGTTTCAGCGTTGGAAGTCGGATGTGGAAGTCATCAATTGTTCGCCCGGGAGCGCACTCACTTGTTTCAAGACGGCAAGCCTCGCGGACGTGCTGTGACGGCGTGCAAGCCATGCGCGGCCGCGCGCAGGATCCTGCCACGAAAACTGCGTGAGCGTTTGGAACAGGTAGAAAAGCGATGGCGGAAGTCGAAGGCTTAGGCGAGCTCCTGAAGACGCTTCAGGCGCTTCCAAAGGAGATCGTAAGCGTCAAGGGTGGGCCAGTCCGCGTCGGGCTTCGAAAGGCTGGGCAAGTGTTCCAGCGTGCCGCGCAAGCGAACATTGATCGCATAGTCGCGGAACCTAACAAGGACGCTAGGCCAAGCGTCTCTACCGGCACACTCAGGAAAGCCGTGATCGTCAGCCGCGACCCGAACCCACAGAGATCAGGTGCAAACGAGCGCGTGCTGGTCCGGCTTCGGCGGAAGGATCGTGCGCCGAATGGCGCCTCCGTGCATGCCTACGGAGGCATGCTTGAGTTCGGCAATGAGCAAGTGCGAGCGAAGCCCTGGCTTCGTCCGGTGGTGCCCGAGAGGTCATCCGAGGCACTGAGTGTGTTTATCACCGAATCGAGAAAGGCGATCGACCGCGCTGTGAAGAAGGCGCGTCGCCGGTAAATGTTTTGTAAGTAGCGTCGAGAAGCCCGCTTCGTGCGGGCTTTTTTGTGCCCGCCACGTGCGGGTTTTTTCATTTTGGGAGACTGAAACGTGGCGAAGAAAACACAGGGCACGATGCTGTACGTCATCGTGCCTGCCGATGAGTCCAACGTCGCACAGTTGCTGCGAGTGGGTTGCGTTACGAATCTCACGGGAGTGAGCGCGACGCGCGATCAGATCGAAACGACGTGCTTGGAATCCCTCGCGCGTACTTACGAGGCCGGCATGCCGACGCCTGGTACCGCGACATTCACGGTGAACTTCGATCCGGAGGATACGACGCATCTGGCGGTGCATGCCTTGTTCCGCTCCGGCGACAAGGTGGATTGGGCGATTGGCTGGTCCGATGGCACGACTGCTCCGACCCTCGCGTCCGAAGACGAGTTCGACCTGCCCGACACGCGCACGTGGATCCTCTTCAACGGATTCGTCAACGACGTTCCATTCGACTTCGCGCTCAACACGGTCGTGACGTCGAACATCGGCATTCAGCTGTCGGACTTCCCTGAAATCTTCCCGCGGACGGCGAGCTGATTATGGATTTCGACACTGAACGTCATGCCGTCACGGTTTCGCACAACGGCAAGGAAGTCACGTACTACGTCCGGGAGCTTGGCTACTACGAGTTCCAGGAACTCAACCAGGACGCGGCGAGAGTATATCCGGAAAAGTCAGATACCAATCGTCGCGGCCTGAAGGTAATGCACGAAACTGCCGTTGCTTCCATCGAAGACAAGGACGGAAATCCTGCGTTCACGCTTTCGACTTGGAAAAGGCTGCCCAAAGAGCCAGCAAAGATTCTGACAAACGCTGCAATGAAGGCACAGGGCATCGACCTTCAGAAGGCTGCGGAAGAGGCAGAGGACGAGCCAGCTGAAAACTCGCAGGGAGACAGCGCGGGAAACGCGTAACGGTTGTCGATCTGTGGCACGAGATCGCGTGCGCGATTGGGCGACCGGTACGCGAATGCAAGCGGACGATGACCCACAGGGAGTGGATTGAATGGATCGAATATTTCAACCGCAATGGAAGACTTGATCCCATACGTATGTACGACAGAGGTTCGGCGCAATTGTGTTCCATCGTAGCTAACGCATTGGGGGGCAGCGGCACCGTGGAAGACTTCCTGCCGTACAAGCCGCAGCGAGAAAACCCGCTAGCAAGCCTGGATGACGTCGTCAAAGCCTTTGGCATGGTGAAAAATGGCCGGTCTCGGTAGCTTATTCATTGATCTTCTCGCTCGGACGGGAAAGTTCGAGACGGATATCGGTCGTGCCGCGCGAGTAGCAGAGAGGCGCGCAAAAGAGATAGATCGCTCTTTCAGTCGGCTCGGATCACGGATTACCGGCGCACTGGGCGGCATTGCCGCAGGCTTCTCAGTAGCCGCAATCATCGAAGAGACGAGCAAGGCTGAGCGGGCGCTGGCGGCGTTGGACATTGCCGTTCGAAACAACGCCGGTGCGGCCGGAGTGACGACGCAACAACTCGCCGACCTATCCTCGGAGTTGCAGCGCCTAACGACTTACGGCGACGATTCGATCCAGGAGATGCAGGCTCTCCTGCTGACCTTCCGCCAGATTGGCGGTCCGGAATTCGAACGTGCGCAGACAGTGATACTGGATCTTGCGACGGCCCTTGGAAAGGACCTGAACTCAGCCGCAATGCTCGTCGGTCGCGCCCTTGCCGATCCCGAGAAGGGGATGAAACAGCTGGCGCGTTCCGGGGTCGTGCTTAGCGATGAACAGAAAAAGCTGGTTAAGCAGCTGGTCGAGACCGGTCGTGCCGCAGAAGCCCAAGGTTATCTGCTTGATCAGCTCGAGCAGCGCTTTGGAGGCGCGGCGCAGGCGGCGAGAAACACCTTCGGCGGTGCACTGGCTGGGCTGAAAAATGCGTTCGGTGATCTGTTGGAGGCCAAGGGTGGACTTCCAGAAGCTACCGCTGAACTTAACAAGCTCAGCGCGCTGCTCCAGGATCCATCGACGATCGCAGCTGCGGATGCGCTGACGAGTGGGCTCATCGTGGGCTTCGGGAAAGCTGCAAAAGCGATAGCTGACACTGCTGGTACGTTCAAGTTTCTAGGTGAGTCGGTTGCGGCCGCCCTACATGGTGCCGCGATCGACGACATCGTGAGGCTGGAGGATCAACTCAAGGAACTGCAAGAGTTTCGCAGCAAAGGGATCTTCAACGAAGACTGGCTTGACCGGCTGCGGTTCTTCGATAGCAAAAACGGTTTCATCGAATGGTACTCGGATGCAGATCTCGACAAGGCAATCGCCGAGATCCAGACGAAGATAAAGAGCTTCTACGAACGCGGCTCTAATCGTCCCGTCATTGTTCCGCCTGTGGGTGGCGGATCTGGTACGTCCTTCACACCTCCACCATCCGAAGAATTCGTCAAGCTTTCCGAGAAGCTCGAAGAGCAGATCGCGCTCTATGGAAAGGTCGGCAAAGCAGCCGAGATCGCCTATCAGATCCAATCGGGTGCGCTGGATGAGTTAAGTAAGTCCGAGCAGCAACAACTTCTCGCGCTGGCTCGCCGATACGACGCGATCGTCAAGTCTTCGGATGCGCAAAAGAAGGCTGCTGAGGAGCAGAAGCGCGCCGTTGATGAAGTCCAGAAGATGACGAGATCTCTGGAAGAGCAGATTGCGACGTTCGGAATGGGCGAGACAGCGGTCCTTGAGTACAGACTAACCCACGGTGATCTGGCCAAGGCGTTTGCTGACGGCAGCGAGGAATCTGAGAAGCTCAAGCAAAGGCTGCTGGATCTAACACGAGAACTTGAGATTATGACTGAGGCTGCTGAGAAGGCGGCTGAGGCGATCGAAGAGTTCGCGAAACAGAATGAGGAAAGTCTAGAGGCAAGCATTGAAGCATTCGAAGCGGATGTTGAAGCAAAGTTTAAGAAGGGCGGCGATGCGATGACGGTGTTCGTGGAGGAGGCCGCTCGTGGTACTCAAAACATCATTGCCGACTCGCTGATCAATGGATTCGATAAGGGTGCAAAGGGTGTACTGCAATCCTTCGGCGAGATGATGGTGAAGATCACTGCGGAGATCGTGGCAGCGGATCTAACCCGAAGGCTGTTTGGCGCCCTCGGAACCCTTGGCGGAACCGGAACAGCCGGCACAGGTTGGCTCGCCGCATTCGGTGGTGGCCGAGCCATCGGTGGACCCGTGCTTGCCGGCACAACCTACCGCATCAACGAACGTGAGCCAGAGTTCTTCCGCCCGCGGGTCGGCGGCAACGTCATCCCACTATCGAAGATGAACATGGGTGGCGGAATGGTGGTCAATCAGAACTTCAGCGTGCGCTCGGAGACCGGCGAGCGTGTCAGTCGAAGCACAGAGCAGCAGATCGCGGCGGCCGCATCCCGCGGCATGGCTGTGGCCAGCAGGCGAAACAACTGATGCTGATCCCAGACACGACGGAAATATTCCCTGGTTGTCCTTCGTTCGGCTTCACAAGCGGGCCACGCTACAAGGTCAAGATCATTGAGCGCGAGGGTGGTCATGAACGGCGCACGCGTAAGTGGTCTCGTCCGTTGCACCGATACGTCGCGGTCCCGATGGGTAATCGCGCGGACGAAGAGATCCAGGAGATTCTCTACTTCTGGCATGCGATGGGCGGCCAGGCGACCGGGTTTCGTCTCAAGGATCACGCTGATTTCAAGAGCTGCAAGACGCACGAGACGCCGACGCCGATCGACCAACCGTTTATCTTCATGGAAGACAGTCCGTCGGGTTACCAGATGGTGAAGACGTACACATACGGTGCTATGGAGCAGATCCGGGAGATATACAAGCCAAAGGGTGACACGATCCGAGTGGCGAATGAATCCGGCGTCGAGCAACCAGATACCGCGTGGACCCTTGACGAAGCGACCGGCCTACTCACGCCGGAGGAGTCATTCGTTGGCACGCCGACGGCTTGGGGCGGTGAGTTCTACGTGTACGCACGATTCGACAGTCTGCTGGACATCGCGGTCACCGAAAAGCAAATTCAAGCCTGCGATTTCTCACTTGCCGAGATTCGGGTGCCACGCGTATGAGAACAGTCTCTGCGGAACTGCTGGCGCATATGCGCGGCGAGCTCGCGACGTTGGCGATATGCTGGACGATCGAGAAGGGTAACGGCGAGGTTATCCGCTCAACCGATCACGATCGAGACATCGAGATTACCGTGGGTCCGCGTGCCGGCGTCTATCGCTCGGCCGCAAACATCACCGGCTCTGACGTTCGGTCAACCAGTGATCTGTCCGTGGACAATATGGAGGTCGATGGCGCACTTCCCGTCAATGACGATCAGTTTGAGATCCCTGACATCACGGTTCAAGAGATCGAGGCGGGGCTGCTCGACAATGCGCCGGTCTATGTCTTCGGTATCAATTATCTTGCCCCGAACGACGGTCAGCTCATCGAGCGGCGCGGATATCTAGGGATTCCCTCCCGCGATTCGGACGGCCGCTACAAAGTCGAAGTGCGTGGAATGACGCAACGACTTCAGCAGAATATTGGCTGGACGTACTCCGAGCGCTGCAACGTTGTGGAATTCGGCGACGTGCGCTGCGGATTCAATGTAGCTGCCGCTACGCGAGAGGCGATCGTCACTGCGGTGACTAGCAGGCGTAGTTTCGATATTGAGATCACAGCAGGGGATCCGCCACCGAATCCAACGTACTTCGACGGTGCGAAACTGACATTCACGTCCGGTGACAATGACGACTTCTTCCGAGAAGTGAAGCGGGCTGTTGTTGCTGGCAGCACTCTGACGATCACCACATGGGAAGAGTTCCCAGCCGACCCAATCGTCGGCGACACACTCACGCTACCCCCCGCATGTGACAAGCGACTCTCGACCTGCCGAGACGTACATAACAACATTCTGAACTTCAGGGGCTACGGCGTTTTCATTCCGGGTGTTCTGGCGATGCTGAAAGGCCCGACGTGATCACTGCTGATCAACTGATTACCGCTGCGCGTTCCCTGAAGGGAGTGCCTTGGCATCATCAAGGCCGGACCAAGAATGGCGTTGACTGCGCTGGATTCGTCGATCTGGCGACAAAGACTGCCGGTCACGATATGGAGGAGTATCTGGGCCAGCGTGCACCGAAAAACTACTCGCGCAGCGCCAGCCCGGTGTTGCTTGAACTTACTGCGAAGTATGGCGAGCGAATCTCTAAGCCCTGTCCGGGTTGCCTAGTCTTGTTCAAGTTTGACGGTGAGATCCACCCACGGCATTACGGCATCGTGACCTATGACGGTTACGTCATACACGCGAACTCCATGCATGGTGGTGTCATGGAGCATGGATTGAGGGCGCAGTGGGCCCGATGGGTACATTCATACTGGAAAATTCCTGGAGTGCTTTACCCATGAAGGGACTGGTTGAGTTCGCAAGAAGCGTTCTCACAATGTCGTTCGCCGACTTTCGGCCGCCACCAGATGCGCTGCGGGCCTATCGCATAGGGACGGCGGAGTTCCACACCCTTATTCTCTTTCGACAGGGGCAGTATCAGGTGGAGTACATCACGTGCTCGCCATCTCCTGGAAATGTCTCGGTTGTGCCTGAGCACAGCCATCCAAATGTGAATTCCATCGACATGTTTGTGCACGGCCAAGTCGGCCCACTCAGTGGAGTGGTTCACTGTCCGTACGGCAGTAAAAGGCGTATCCCGCACGGTGTTTTACACGGCGCTACAGTGGGCGAGGCGGGTAGCGCAATCTTGTGCTTCCAGCAGTGGATCAACGGCATTGAACCGACAAGCATTGCGCTCGACTGGCGCGGACCTGATCACCATGAGGTCCGCGCCGTGCGGCTAGGCTGATGGAGTTCGATAGCCTTCCAAGTTTCGCGCGATGGTTTCTGTCGCAGCCATTCAGGGCACTTCGTCCACCGCGTTCACTCGTGTACTTCTACCAAACAGAAGGTGGCGTCGTCATAAGCACTGTGCTTTGCAGGCATGGGCAATACCAAGTCGAGTTATTCGCTGGTCCTGGTCCTGGGTTCTTTCCTCCTCATCGTCACCCGAATGTGGATAGCATCGAAGTAATGTTGGGTGGGGATGTCGGGTTCAGAGTTGGCGAGCGCACCGTGTTCAGCGAGGCGCAGCTCGCATCGACCGCGTCGGATGGGGCAAGCCTCGTGACAGGTCAGCGTATACGCGTGCGTCCTACAGACCAACATGGCGCAAGCGTCGGCGAGGCCGGCGGTGCGTTCCTGTCAATTCAGCGCTGGCTCAATGATGTTGAGCCGACGTCAGTTGGCTTGGACTGGGATGGCCCTGCGCATCTCGCTATCCGTGGCGTTGCATGAGCAATACCGGTCAAGCCGCCTCCGCCATTGTCGGCGGCATAATCGGTTACATCGTTGGAGGTCCTTCCGGTGCAGCCTACGGAATCCAACTTGGCTTGCTGGCCGGCCAGGTTCTGTTTCCAACTCAGCTGCCACAACAGTTCGGGCCAAGAATGGAGGACATGGCGAGTACCACCGCTCAAGTCGGCGTGCCAGTCATAGAGACGTGGGGAACCATTACTGTCCCAGGCACTGTCATGTGGCTTGGTCCGTTGGTCGAAGTTGCGACGACCGAGGAGTTAGGCGGCAAAGGCGGGCCGGAACAGCAGCAGACGACCTACACCTATTTTCAATCGATTGCCGTTGGACTATGCGGATCCTTCAACCGACCTATCGGCGGAATTCTACGAATCTGGGAGAACGGAAAGCTCGTCTACGACTTACGTCCCCAGCAGGATGACGAAACGGCGCAGGAGTTCTTAGAGCGCACCGAAGCGTCGGTCCGTTTCGCAGCTCGGCTGACGGTCTACACCGGCGCAATTGATCAGATGCCGGATCCGGTGATTGAAGGCGTCGAAGGCGTCGGCAATGTACCGGCTTTTCGAGATCTCGCCTATGTCACGTTCTACGAACGACAGCTAACAGACGATCAGGCAAGGCGCCATCCACAGTGGCGTTTCGAAGTCTTTGACGGAGTAAGCGAGCCGGAACGGATTGCACCGACTATATCGTCCGATGGGCCGATGGACAGCTTTCAGAATAATCACCTCCTAGTGGACTGGGCGCGAGGTCGATACATCGTACTTGATCAAACGGGTGGTGCTGACGAGGAAGGATTTCGCGAGTTCCGACTGGAAGATAATACTGAGCTCCGGCAGGTTCTGTTCACTGACGCTTTAGCGTCAACCCCGCGTCCATTTCCCGATCTGGGTGTCGGCGCGATGACGATCGGCCGCCTCGGCCACATCTACTTTTGCTGGTTTACGAGTGGAAGCGAGGTCGCGATAGCTCGCCTCAATCCAGATACGCTGGTGGTGGAGAACCTGAGACTGGGTGGGGGGTCAGAGGCGTTCTGGCGGGAAGCAGTCACGATGTACGTTCCCGGGTACTTCGACGTCATAGTTGCCGTCTCTCTGCTGGGACCTCATTTCTCGTGGTACGACGGAATGACCATGGATGGCTTCACGTTCTGGACGCCGGGAAGTCCGTATGATCAGGGAAAGGTCTGCCGCGGTGGCAATACTTTCTTTCGTGAATATGCGTACGCCCTAGCGTTAGCTTCTGACTCGACGGTATCACCGGCACTGCTGCTTCGTCGTGTGACAGCACAGTATTCGGTCCTTTTTGTGCATCTCAGTTTGTCGCAAGAGTCGATCGGTTCTATCGATGCGGTGGAGATAGATCCGACTTGGACACGCTTTGTCCAATGCCCTGTCTTTCTGTTCGATGTATGGGATCAAACTCTCCTCATCGGCGTAACGGGTGGCGATGATATTGGGAGCCCGGCCTACTCGCGGTTGCTCAAGTGGGATCCAGAGACCAATACGATTCTCTGGAACATTGAGACAACCCTGCCGTCAGTTCACTCGAACATGAACCTTGGCCGTGTGCAGAATCACGCGCTCTCTTGGCCTGCCGGCGGAGGCACTCGGTACCTAGATACCAGAGATGGAACCTACGTAGACATCTCTTGGCTTGCTGAGGGTCAGGCGGGAACGTTTGTAGGTCAGACAGTTTTCGATGCCGGGACAAATCGAATGGTCACATTCGAGACCGGCGTGGGTCCCGTGGTGCTGGAGTTCGGTGCGCCGTCGCCTGAGGACGTATCGTTGGCGACAATCGTCGCCCGCGTATGTGGCGACTGTGGGTTGACGCCTGATGACATCAATGTGTCTGACCTGGAGCCGATTTTTATTCACGGCTACGCCCGGACAAGGCCGATGGCCGGTCGTGGTGCCATCGAGCCGACTCGTATGATCGGTTTCTGGGACGCGGTGGAGTCGGACGGTGTCCTCAAGTTCGTGACCCGAGGAAAGGCGGCTGTTGCGACGATCACTTCAGATGAGATGGGCGCGCACGAGTCCGGTCAGGACGACCCGCCATTGATCACCACGCGCAAGCTCGACGCTGTCGATCTGCCGCGGATGATGCGGGTCCACTACATCGCCCCGAGTCGGGACTACGAGCCCGGCGAACAGATCAGTCCGGTGCGCCTTACTACGGACGCCGTCAACGATGTTGATGTCGATCTGGTGGCCGCCCTTGATGACGATCAGGCGGCGCAGATCGCAGAAATTATTTGGGCGGACGCCTGGCGCGCCAGATGGATTCACGACATCTCATTCGATCGGTACTGGACTGAGTTAGAACCGGCCGATGCAGTCGTAGTACCGGTTGATGGACGCAATGAGCGAATGAGGATCGGCGCAATTACGTCGTCCGACTTAATTCTGCGACGTGCCGAATTGGTTCGTGATGATGATGGCGCCTACGAGTCCACTGCGGTTGCAGACGTTCCGCAACGCCAACCCAGTCGATTGACGTTGCAAGCCGAGACCGAGCTTCTGCTGATGGACCTGCCGGCACTCCGTGAAGTGGACGACGACGCCGGAATCTACGCCGCCACTAGGCGGTCAGGAATAGGCACCACATGGACGGGCGCGGTTATCTATCGCAGCCCCGACGGCCTTGGCTCATGGGTGCAAGTGGGTTCCGTCGTTAATGAGGCTACCACCGGACGGATCAACACCGCGCTTCCTGCCGGTATCACGAGCACGTGGGACTACGAGAACTCAATCGACGTGATCGTGCCTGCAGGCACCACGCTGGAGAGTCGCACAGAGGATGCAGTGCTGCTCGGGGCGAACGCCGCGGCCATCGGCGTCAACGGTCGATGGGAGATCGTGCAGTTTCAAAACGCCGAACTGGTGGCGTCGAATCGGTATCGGCTGACCACGCTTTTGCGCGGCCGTCGTGGCACTGAGCACATCGTCGGCACGAGCGAAGTGAACGATTTCTTCGTGCTCGTCTCGGGCCCAGGAATCATTCGATTGCCGCTCACGACCGGCCAAATTGGCGCAGAGCTGTTCTATCGCGCGGTAACGTTTGGATCTCAGTTCGTTGCCTCGACGAGCCAATCGTTCACGGGTACCGGTATGGCGCTCGAAACCTTCTCGCCAGTGCACATCCTTGGGGAGCGGGATGAGATCACGGATGATCTGACAATCACCTGGATTCGTCGCGATCGTCTGCATCAGACCATGCGCAGCGGCGTGGATGTGCCTAACTCGGAAGCGAGCGAATCCTATTCGATCGACATCATGGACGCCGACACTGTCGTTCGTACCCTCACGAGCTCCACCACGTCGGTGGTGTACACCGAGGCTCAACAAACAACCGACTTTGGCGGGCCTGTCTCTGAAGTGACAGTGCGCGTCTATCAATTGTCCGCGATCGTAGGCCGCGGAACGCCTGGGGTAGCAACAGTATGACGACACCGATTCTTGAGCTTGACGAACTAGCGGCAGCACAGAGTCAGCCCGAGGTCATCGTCAACGCGGCGTTTCGCGCGCTCGAGGCGGCGATCAACATTCAGGCGCTCGGATATCAGAATGATCCACCTGGATCACCGGCCGAGGGCGACCGCTACTTGGTGGGAGCCACGCCGACGGGGGCGTGGGTTGGTCATGCTCAAGAAGTGGCGTACTACTCGGGAGGTTGGCAATTTTTGGATCCGCTGCCGGGGTGGCGTGCTTATGTGCCTGGTGACAGCGAGTACGTCTTTGATGAGAGCAGCTCCGGATACTGGGAGCCTGGCGGTGGAGGAGGGGCGCCACCGTATGACGTGGGCGCCATGGTTGCTGGCGTTCCTGACGCAAGCGCCGTGTGCTTGCGATACGCATTCCCGCGTGAGGTCACGTTCGCTGCCGGGCTCTCCCCATCACAGGGCGTTGCGAACGTGGCAGCCACTGGCGATACAGACTTCGACATCCAGGTAAACGGAGTCAGCGTCGGCACCATGTCCTTCGGTGCGGCGGCGGATGTGGCGACATTCGATATGAGTTCCGAGACGGTTTGCGAGGTGGGCCACGTCCTGACTGTGGTCGCGCCCGCTTCGCCGGATGCGACTCTGGCCGATATCTCCTTTGTGCTAGCTGGCACGCGCTGACCAAGCAGTTGAGTCCATTCTCTTCTCAACCCGCCCAAGTGGCGGGTTTCTCATTTCTGAGGTCTCAAAATGGCGCTTCGATTCGTTGACTCCTTTGACCACTACGCTACTGCTGATCTTTTACAGAAGTGGTCCACTGTTGCGGGCGTTAGCCCAACCATTACGGCATCTGGACGGCGCAGTACCTCTTGTTTACGTATCACAGGCTCCAACAGCAGCAGCATTACTAAGACATTAGACTCTCAAGCGACCTGGGTGATTGGGTTTGCTTTGAATGTGTCCGCAGCCCCTAGTTCCGCGACTCAGTTGGTAGCCTGTTACGACGCGGGAACTGAGCACTTGCGACTTCGGCTGAATGTGGACGGAACGATTTCGGTATTGCGTGGTGGCTCTACCGTACTGAGCACAAGTGCGTCGCCGATCACCTTCGCATCGTTTGGTTACTTGGAGTGGAAGTTCACTATCGACGATGCATCGGGCTCATATGAAGTGCGTTATAACGGTGCCATGATCACCAATGGCAGCGGCGCTGACACGCGCAACGGTGCGAATGCGACAGCCAATCAGTTTCAACTTCGCGCAGCCGCTACACCGGGCGGAAATTTTGACTTTGAGGATCTGTACATCCTCGACAGCACGGGATCTACGAACAACAATTTTCTCGGCGACGTTCGCGTGGATACCTATTTGCCTAACGGCAATGGCAATAGTAGCCAGTTGGTGGGTTCAGACGCCGATAGCACCGACAACTACGCTTTAGTCGATGAGACACTCCAGAACGGCGACACCGACTATGTGCAATCGGCCACCGTCAATAACAAAGATACTTACGCGTTCACCGACATGTCGCATACCCCAGCGAGCATTTTCGGTGTGCAAATAAACATGATTGCCAAGAAGGATGACTCGGGCACGCGATCGATCTGTTCAGTCACCCGGTCAGGCGGTTCCGATACCGACGGTGCGACTCAGGCGCTTAGTACATCGTATCTTTGCTATCGCGAAATCAGGGAAACCGATCCTAACACTGCTGCCGCCTGGACCAGAGCAAACCTCAACAGCGCGGAGTTCGGCGTCAAGGTTGCGGCGTAAATGGCTTTTCCCTCCGTCGTCGCTCGGACGACTAGCGAACAAACGTCGGATGCCGATGGCTTCACCGTAGGACTTGGAGGGCCTTCTGCCGGCGAATTGATTGTCGCGATTGTATCGGTCGATTACACCAATCTTGGGACCGCCGACTATCTCAAGTGGCAAGTTGATGAGGTTGTATCTGGAAAGAATTGGTGGTTGGCTGGAAAAGTACTCAGTAACAACGCCGTCATAGCGCTCGTTGCGATCAAAGTCGCGGCCGGCGGTGATGCACTCCGCCTGATGTTTCCGGATGGATCCCCGCAGCAAGCGTCGGCGATTACTTTCCGAATCTCGGGACACGGTAGCTATGCGAGCGTCGCCTCTGCCATAGGGAACAGCACCAACGGTGATCCTCCCAACGTTGCTATAACGGGATCGGCGCAGGATTGCTTGTTTATCGCTGCGCTTTGCACAGATGCCCAGGTCGTCGCGTCGGCTGCACCAGCCTCCTACGGGAATCTGACGACCAAGGCTGCAACAAATGCGGCGGGTGCATCGGTTTCGGTTGCTGACCGAAACTTGAATGCAGCCAGTGACAATCCGGGCACATTCACAAGTACGACCGAGCAGTGGGTTGCGTTTTCTATAGCGATCCCTGAGAACAACATAACGACGAATGTGCGCGCGACACAGGCGCCTGTCGAGGCTTTGTCACAGGTCAGCGCGAACGCTCGGACTACACAGATCGCTGTGGAGGCTGTGACTTCAAACTCCTTGCACATGGTCGTTACACAGGCCGTCCTGGAAACGGTGACGCCGCAGACGCAGCGCCTGTACGCGACCCAGGTCGTCCTGGAAGTGCTATCAGGAGACCCTGCCGTTTCGAACGCAAACAAATACAGGCAGATCCAGATCGCCTGCTGACACCGTCATGGACAAGCCACCGCCTGACGATTTCGATCCTTACGAGAGGGAAGCAATGTTTGCAGTGAGTGGAGATAGCGCAGGGAGGCAATGGATCATGCAATTGCTGCAGGCCCTTATTCTTGCTGGCATAGTAGCGCTCTTCGGCATCATGTGGAGCTTCGCAAGCTCGTTTGCCGAAATTCGAGTGATGCTCAACGAAAGGGAGAAGCAGAATGCCAGAGACGTTGCCAGGTTCGAATCAGCCGACGCCCGTCACGACAACTCAGACTCCAGGCACGACACAGAACTCCGGGGACTCGATAGTCGCGTTACCACTCTTGAGCGAGCAGAAAGGGCCGATCAGCCTGACGCTTACGATCGACAAAAGCGTCGGTAAGGTCGCGGCATGGGTCGTCGGGCTGGTTATCGCTTTAGCGATGCTGGTCGGCGCAGGTATCGTCATGTCAGCGTGGATGATCATTTCCTATCGCGAGATGGAGCGGGAAGTCCGGCTGCAGCGCCTTGAGACAGACGAGATGAACGTACGGCTTGAGATGGCGAAGATCCCCAAACACAAACCAGGAGACAGCCCGTGAGTCACAAGTCGGGACACGTGATCATTCAAGCAATCAAGCCGCTTCCGGCAGTTACGCCCGAGCAGCGGCGCGTTCTGGAAGAGATCGAAGCGCGCAACGAATACAACCTGCAGGACCGCCTGTATCTGGGCTATATCGCTTCCAAGGTCGCGCCGTTGCCGGCCGGCGACTAGGCATGATCGATGAGCGTCGAAGCCTGGATCGCCATCGCACTTGCGGTCTTAAGCCCGGCTGTGGCGTGGCTGATCCAATCGAAGCTCTTTGCGGAAAAGACTAGCGAATGGCGCCAGTCGGTGACCGAGCGCCTCGATCGTATTGAGAAGACCCAAGGTCTTTCCGATCTGGCGTCCTTTAAGGCCATGGACGCGCGCCGAGAAATGGACTGGGCCCAATGGCGCCACTCAGTTGATTTGCAACTCCTGGCGATCGTCAAGAGCTTTGCTGATTGGCGACACAACGACTACGCGCCCGAAGCCCGAGCTCAGTCTCGCGCCATTTCAACGATCGAAGAGCAGATCCGAAGCCTAGACAAACGGATCGGTCACCTTGAGCGCAGGGTGTTCGACGGGAAGCATGACTGAGATGCGGCATGACTAGAGACTATGGTCTTGACCCCGAGCAACTAGTCATCCACGTCATCCGCCCGACCCTGCAATACATCGATCTTTGGTCACCCGCAGCAGGTGTTCTTGTTCTCGGCACTGGCTTGACCGAGAGCAAGTTGCGGTACGTCGATCAGATCGACCAGACGAACAATCCGGGCCCAGCGTACGGAATTTTTCAGTGCGAAGAGCCGACACACAAGGATTATTGGGACAACTTCCTGCGCTTTCAGAATGGACTACGCGAGAAGTGCATCGCACTCGTGTCCCGACGAAGCGCACTGTTCCCGCCCGTCGGTGAGATCGTGTTCAACCTGGCTTATGCGGCGGCGATGTGCCGCGTTCATTACCGGCGCGTAAAGGCACCGTTGCCAGACCGTCACGACGCGCTCGGCATGGCCGAGTACCACAAGCGGTACTACAACTCCATGGCCGGGAAAACCAACGTGAGCGAGTCCGTGAGGCACTTCGAGTTCGCAACCAAGCTGAGGATATTCGATGAGTGACACACAACCGATTCTACCCGCCGAACCATGGTACCGGAGCGAGGTGCAGGTACGAGCTGTGGTCGCGATCGCCGCTCAGCTCGTGTCGATCATCATTCGCATCGTTGGGCGATATACCGAGGTGACGATCACCAGCGAGATGGTTGACGCCGTTGTCGCAGACCTGACTCAGGGTGTTGCTGTCGTGTTCGGCTTACTGGCCGTCACGAAACGGAGCAGGACCGATGTCGCTCCACTCACTTTGACCAAGGAAGCTGCAGAAATTCGCAACGCTCAAAACCCGCCCATTCTGGGCGCTGATCCTACGAAGGAGAAATCATGAAGCTCAAGCTGTTGATCGTACCCTTAATACTGATTCTGACCGCGTGCGCATCGTTCGACGCCAGGCTCACGTCGGCTGCCGACATCCACGCCGCCACGACGCGCTCAGTGACCAGTGCGCTGGATGCTCACCTGATCTCGAGCACCGATGCCGAGGCGTATCAGGAGATTGCGATCAACTCCAGCTACATCCTGGATTCGGCGCGAGCCTTGAAGGACACCGACGTCCAGTCCGCTGAGGCTAAGTTGGATCTGGCGAACAAGCTGCTTATTGAGCTCCACAAGTATCTTCTGGAACAGGAGGGCAAGTGATGGATTCCCAAGACGTGGCGAAGGCGCTGACGATCACTCAGTTGGCACAGATGGGCGTGAGCTTGTTTACTGTTATCGCGAACGCTGCAGCAGCTGGCAAGGACTCTGTGACGCCGGAAGAACTCGCGGCTTCATTCGATGCAAAGGATGAAGCGTTGGTAGGCTTGGCCGCTGCGATCGCCAAAGCGAAGGCTGAAGGCCGCTAGTCAAGCCTCAGCGGTCTCATCTAGCTTCAGCAGGTGGGACTCAACGGCATTCTGTATGGCCTGCGCCAGATCGTTCTTTGCATCGTCGGGCGAGTCGTCCGGTAGAAAGTGGCCGGCGAGTTCGAGGCATAGCGGATCGAAGTTGTATTGACTGCTCATTTCTGTAGCACGCGAGTGGTCCGTCTCGATGCGAATCTATCGATCGTTCAACCTAACATCAATGGGCCAAAGGGCAATGTTGATTGCTGCGGAGGCGGTGTCGAGGCGCGTTACACGCTTAGTCAGTCGGCAGCAGAATGAACCGAAGATCTCGGTAGATCCTCGCGAGTGATTTAAGCACTGGCTGCGATCCGAGCCCCATCGATCTGGCGATGTCTCGATGATTCATGCCGGCCCGATGCTGCAAGTACATCGTACGTTGCGGCTCCTGTAGCGACTCGATGTAAGCGATTGCGTGCTTCCTTTGTTGTTCCGGCACGTCTTCGGGAGTCTGGGAAGACAGATCCTGCACCCGATCGATAAATTCGCGCGGATTCAGAGATTCGTTCTCGGCGACTTTCTGCAGGCTCTCAATCTCGGCGCTCGTGAGACCACCGTCACGCTTGGCGAGATCCTTGTTGTCTATGATGCTATGCGTCATTGGCTGCTCCGTGCTCGTTGTCCCCGGCGAAGCGTAGCACTGTCACAGGTGCCCCTAATTTCGAGTATTACGTAGTCAGGCGCTATTCACGCGGCCTTTTGGGCTGCGCGTGAAGCAACGAAACGGACGGCGTTACAATAAGCTGAGAGCGATCCTGAAGGCTGCCAGGCTTGAGGCTGGCCTAACTCAGCGCGAACTGTCGGCGAAGCTCAGGCGCGATAAGAACTTCGCTCAGCTCGTCGAGTCGGGTGAGCGTGCGCTCGATGCGGTAGAGTTCATTGAATACGCGGAGATGGTGGATGTCGATCCGCGGGATGTCATCGACGAACTGATGAAATAAGCTACCGTTCCTTGATGAACTTCTCGATCGCGGCGGCTCGGTCGCGCCATCGATCGGACTCGGCCATCGCATCCTTAGCGCCTTCAATGTCCCCGGTCTCGCCAAGGTAAAGGCAGCCGGCGGCCCAGCGTTCTTGCATATCGATGCAGCGGGCGAGCTCGGCGAAGATGGGCTGAATGTCCGGGGCAACCATGCCTCCCTAACGATCGGGGGCGGCCGGCGGTTCTGCTGATCCGTTTCGACGGGCATCAAGGTATTTGCAGTAAGTCGCCAACGAGTACAAGAGGCCCACAAGAACGAACAGCCCGGCGGCGAGTGCCTGAAGCCAAAGGCGACCATCCGCGGCCGCGATCGCAAACATCGCCAGCCCCTCGACGATTATCCAGCGAGTGGTCAACAATTCGCCTAAGGTAGCGAAAGCTCTTTTTATCATGTGGAACAACAGCACGGTGTTTAGGTTGAGGAGGCCGGCCCGAAGACCGGCGTCCCCAAAAACGGATGAATCAGGGGGAGAGTGTTTTTCTTTGGTTTTACTCCAGGTGACGTCTTTCGACAGATACCGTCACTGACCGGTGGTGTGGCGCGAGTCACCCGTCGGGTTATATCCCCGTTATATCAGGGCGTGTGTTGTGCGATGACTAGCGGCCTTCGCCGACGATAAACTTGCCGTCGTTCTTCACAATGCCGATTGGGTTCTTGCATCGGTATCCAGTGCCGGTGAACTCAACCTCGCAGCCAGCCGTCATCGCGATGGCCGTGCGCTCCAGGTCGGTCAGTTCCTCGGCCGACTTGTCTTTGCAGGACGTCGCGATATTGAACGCTCGTTCTAGCCACTCAAGCATCATCCCTCTCCTGATCAGAAGCTCCCGCCGAAGACATCAATCTTCTTGATGCGGGCGGATACCTCGATGGCTCGCTGAACCGTGCGGGCATCGAAGCATTGGACAGATGTGGGATCGGTTTTGAACTCGGCCGCGATCACGTCCAGCAGCTGCACCGCCTCCCGGCGAAGCGCCCACAGTTCCTCAACGTCGCGCTGAGCCCTTGGTGTCAATTGCGCTCTCATCGAGCTTCTCCGTTCAGAGGAAACGCTCCGGATTTTGGACAGATCGCTGGATTTTGGACAATCGTGAGATTCGCATCTCCAATGAAGTGTCGTAACTGCTTGTTGATGTTATTCATTTTGGCGCCCCCGGCCGGAGTTGAACCGACGACCTACCGCTTAGGAGGCGGTTCCTCGTTTGGTTGTAAGTTGTTGGTTGAAAGAAATAAATAACAAACACGCGTCCAAAATAATGCGCAACGCATCACGTTGTAACTGCCTGATTGGCCGAGATGCGAATTTGGATTTTGGACGCATTTAGACGCCGCTCTTCAGCTTCGTGACGAGCGCTTTCGCACGCTTCGGTAGGCGCCTATAAACGCGCTGGGTGAGCTTCACATCGCTGTGACCCAACCGGTCGGCCGCGGACTGATCGTCGTCAGAATCGCTTGCTGATTTGGCTCGCAGGTCGTGGAAGTGAAAGTGCTCGGTGAAGCCGTCTTTCTTGCACTTCCTCATCAGCCGCTGCCATTGGCTTTGAAATCCGTTGGCGGAGTAGGGCTTGCCCTGGCGATTACAGATCAGCACCTGCCGAACCTGGGGCGACAGGCGCAGGATGGATTTCACCACCGCACGCAGTTCGTCGTTCCACTCGATGAGTTGTAGCTTGCCCGTCTTGCCACGCTCAAACTCGATGCCGTCGTCGGTGAGGTTACGGCGCTCGAGCTTTCGGATCGTGCCTTCATCCATGCCGGCGAGCAAAGCCAGATCCATCGCGAAGCCGATCATCGGTTGAGCTCGGTCGCGAACGAACGAGAACGCGTCGTCGGTGACGTAGTGGTCTCGCGGCTTGGAGTCTGGGAACCGCAGCTTGTAGCAGGGGTTCTCGTGCGATATGACGCCGGTCTGACGCGCATAGGTCATCAGCGCCGATAAGCATCGCACTTCCTTCTTGGCCTGTTCGATCTCGCCGCGCTTCTTCCAGTAGTTCCACGCGTGGTGCGGCTCGATGTCCTTGGGATGCATCGCCCCGAACACCGGCTCCAGCATCGACCATTCCTGGTGACGATTCTTCTGCGTCTTGGCTGCCTTCTTGTGCAACTCGGCCAGCTGGTACTTGGCCCAGAGCGCCGACATCGTTTCACTGGCGTCGGCTGACTCCACGATCGCGGCCCACGTCTTCAGCCCATCCGGCAGCGGAATCCATTCCTCGGTGCCAGGCTTGACGTAGTAGAGCTTCCCGCGGCGCTGATAGACGCGCGGCGGCAGGTGGCGATTCTTTTTTCTGTTGCGCCCCACACTAGCTCGCTTTGCGGACCTTGCTGAAATCCGGCTCGGTGCGCTTCTGGACTTTCGTGGTCGTCAGGCCGGCAACCGCTTCGCGCGGTACGCGGACCTTGTTCAA